GCTCGTAGGCCACGATCCGCATCCCGCCCCTCCGTCCAAACCTGCCTGACGTTCGTCGCGCAGGTCTGTACCGTAGGTCCGGCCGCGTCTCGTAGCCCGTTCGCAAGCGGCGCATCGCCTCCGCGCCTCTTGGCGTCGCCCCTGCGCACGACCATTCTTCTGACCCAAGGCGGAGGCGCGGGACGATATGTCGCTCGATCGAGTTCATCTGTATTGGTGCGACGCCGTCGGTCGTGAAGGCGAGCGCGGCGACGCAGGAACGCTCGTTCCGTACTGGAGCTTCACGAAGACCGCGCTGGCGATCTGCGCCCTGAAGCTCGTCGAGGGCGGCCAGCTCGAACTCGATCGTCGGTTGGACGGCGAGGCGTTCACCCTTCGACAGTTGCTCGATCATACGGCCGGCTTGCCGGACTACGGCGCGCTGCCGGAGTACGCACGCGCCGTGTCGGACGACGAGGAGCCCTGGTCTCGGGAGAGACTGCTCGCCACGGCGCTCCGGGACGGGCCCTTGTTCGCGCCAGGCGCAGGCTGGACGTATTCCAACGTCGGCTACCTGGTGGTCCGCGACTGCGTCGAGGCCGCTTCGGGACTCGCCTTGTCGGAGCTGGTCCGCGAGGTCGTCGCGAAGCCGCTCGGTCTCGCGAGCCTTGGTCTTGCTACGACGCGTGCGCAGTTCGCGCAGGTCGCTTGGCCGGACGCGCGCCGTTACCATCCGGGCTGGGTCTATCATGGATGTCTCGTCGGCGACGCCCGGGACGCGGCGCGACTTCTGCACGGCCTCATGGGCGGAAAGCTTCTCGATCGCGCCAGCCTGACGGAGATGACGCGCTCGCGTCGGGTCGGCGGTGCGCTGGAGGGGCGACCGTGGACCGACTGCGGCTACGGGCTCGGACTGATGATCGGGGAAATGAGCCCCGTCGGTCGGGCGGTCGGCCACACGGGCGGCGGACCGTTTTCGGTCGGGGCGGTGTACCATTTTCCCGATGCTCCGAAGCCGATCACGATCGGCGCGTTTGGTCCCGGCGTGGACGTGGGAGCCGTCGAGAAAGTCGTCGCGTCCCTCGCCGCCGAGCGGCTTTCGGCCGACCATCAGACCACGACCGACCTCACCGACGCGCCCTGACATCGCCTCTTCCATGAGCCTCCCGTCATTCGACCGCGCCCGGCTTGGCGAGTGCCAGCTTCTCGGCGATCCCGTCGAGCTTCGCGCGGAGCCGCTCGACCGCGCCGTCCCCGGGCCGCGGCACGCCGGTCACGATCGTCAGGCCCGGCGCTGCGCTGGGCTGCACGGTGACCCGACTGCGCGAGGCCGGCGTCATGCCGAGCTCGACCATGTAGCGGCCCATCAACTCGAGCTGCTTGTTGGCGATGCCGAGCCAGGGCGACTGCTGGACGTAACCCGAGGGCGTCTTGAACAGGATCGGCGTCTCGCGGAGCTTCTCCTCCGCCTCGACCCAGCGCCCGTAGGCCTGGCAATAGGCGGCGAGCGCGGCGCGGTCGATCTCGGTCAGCACGCCCATGTCCCGCAGCTGCCGCGCCACACGCCGCCATTCGCGCGCCGCCGGGCCGATCAGATGAGCGGGACAGCGCGGCGCGGGCGGGGCGGGGGGCGTCACCCCATCGGGCGGCGCGGCGGGCTCGGGAAGTTCGCCCGTGTCCGCGAAGCGCGTCAGCACGACCTGCAACGGCTCGGTGGGCGGACGCCGGGCGGGGGCCGCGGCCTTCCGGCTCATCGCACGGTCTCGTCGCCTGGGGCCGCCAAGGGGAGGGGCCTTCCGTCCGGATCGCGCGGCGGCGGCGAGACGAAGGTGACCTCGATCCGGCTGGGGCGCAGGTCCTCGGCCGGCGCGGCGGCGGCGACGATCCGGCTGCGCGCCGCGGGCGTCAGCCCGAGCTCGACCATGTACCTGCCCATCAGCTCCAGCTGCTTGTTGGCGATGCCGAGCCAGGGCGACTGCTGGACGTAGCCCGACGGCGTCTTGAAGAGGGCGGGGGTCTCGCGCAGCCGCTCCTCGGCCTCCACCCAGCGGCCGTAGGCCTGGCAGTACGCCGCCAGCGCCGCCCGGTCGACCACCGTGAGCACGCCCATCTCGTGCAAACTCGTCGCCAGCCGGTCCCATTCCGCCACGGCCGCGTCGGAGAGATGCGCGGGGCAGGTCGGCAGTCCCTCCGGTGGGACCGGCTCGGCGTGGTTCCAGGCCCGCTTGCCGCGGTTGCCCTCCAGCCGGCGGATCGCCGTCGGCTTGCGCTTGCGCCCGGGCATCAGCCGCCCCGCTCGGCCGCGATGGCGGCGAAGTCCCGCCCGTCGCCCTCCAGCGTCGCGGTCCCGCCCGCGAAGCCCTGCCAGCGCAGGACGGCGACGTCGACGTAAGTCGGGTCGAGCTCCATCGCGAGGCAGACGCGCCCGGTCGTCTCCGCCGCGACGATGGTGGTGCCCGAGCCGCAGAACGGCTCGTAGACCGCCTGGCCCGGCGAGCTGTTGTTCAGGATCGGCCGGCGCATGCACTCGACGGGCTTCTGCGTGCCGTGGACCGTCGCGGCGTCCTGGTCGCGGTTCGGGATCGACCAGAGCGTCGTCTGCTTGCGGTCGCCGGTCCAGTGGCCCTTGCCCGTCCTGCGCACCGCGTACCAGCAGGGCTCGTGCTGCCAGTGATAGTCACCGCGGCTCAGCACCAGCCGCTCCTTGGCCCAGACGATCTGGCTGCGGATGGCGAAGCCCGCCGCCTCCAGGCTCGCCGCCACGGTCGCCGCGTGCAGCGCGCCGTGCCAGACATAGGCGACCTCGCCGGGGAACAGCGCCCAGGCCTCCCGCCAGTCCGCCCGGTCGTCGTTAAGCACCTTGCCCGTACGCTTGGTCGCGGACAGCCCGGCCGCGTTGCGCCAGGCGGGGTCGTAGGCCACGCCATAGGGCGGATCCGACACGAGCAGATGCGGCCGCACGCCCCCGAGCAGCCGCGCCACCGCGTCGGGATCGGTGCTGGATCCGCACATCAGCCGGTGCGGCCCCAGCAGCCAGACGTCGCCCGGACGGCTGACCGCCTCCTTCGGCGGCTCGGGCGTCGCCTCCTCGCGCGGGTCGGGCGCGCCGCTCCGGAGCAGCGCGTCGAGCTCCGCCGCCTCGAAGCCGAGCGTCCCGAGGTCGACGCCGAGAGCCCCGAGGTCCGCCACCTCAAGCGCCAGCAGCTCGCGGTCCCAGCCGGCCCGCTCGGCGAGCCTGTTGTCGGCGAGCACGTACGCCCGCTTCTGCCCCTCGGTCAGATGGCCGAGCTCGATCACCGGGACCGTCTCCAGCCCGAGCTTGCGCGCGGCGAGCACCCGGCCGTGCCCCGCGACGATGCCATTCGCGCCGTCCACCAGCACCGGGTTCGTGAAGCCGAACTCCCGGATCGAGCCCGCGATCAGCGCGACCTGTTCGGGGCTGTGCGTCCGGGCGTTGCGCGCGTAGGGGATCAGCGCCTCCACCGCCCGCCGCTCCAGCCGGAGCCCCGCGCCCTCCGCCGCCTCCCGCCAGTCCCGTTCGATCGCGCCCATGCCGCACCCAACCCCGGTCGGCGAAAGCGCGGTCCCTCCCGCGCCCGCGCCGGGCTCTGAGGGGAAGTATAGCGGATCGGCTAAATCATTGATAGAATGACGCTTTACGACGCGGGGCGACATGGGCCGACATCTTGCGAGGCGCGGGCGCCATGGTCTTGTGCGGAGGCGAGGCGCCCTTGTCTCAGATCAAGGCGGCCCCAGCGGGACGAGATCAACATACGCTCGAATGCCTATCCATCGAGGCGAACGATGCGCAGCTATCTGGCGTTCGGCGTCGGGACGCTTTCCGGTTTCCTGTCGCATCTCGGCCTCGACAGGGCGGTGGACTGGATGGCCGCCGAAAGCCCGGACCGTCAGTCGCTCGAGGCCTTCGTGCACTACTGCGTCGCGCCGTTCCTGCTGCCGTTCGCCGCACTCTGCCTCGCCGCCGTGATGTGGCGTGCGCCGCGCTTCGGCCAAGCGCTGGCCTTCGCGACCGGGGCCTTGCTCGGCGCGATCATCCCGGACGCCGATCGCACGTTGGCGCTGGCGGTCTGATCTCGGCTCACTCCGGCGTCCACTCGGCGAGCGGGCCGACCGCCCGCTCCAAGGCGGCCTTCGCCATGTCGGCATCACCTGCGATCCAGTAGGCGCGCTGCCAGCCCCGGCCTCGCCCGCCCCTGCGGTAGCGGGCCGATTTAACCGACATTTCCCACATAGAGGTCCTTAGTGGGGAATGTCGGGTAAATCCCGCACGCTCGAACGCCTTCTCGGCCTGCTCGGGATTTCCGAACAGCCCCGGATGGAGCGCCGTGGCGTCGCCTGGGCTGTCCACCGCGAGACCGGCGAGCAGCATCCGCTGCAGCACGGTCGGGGCTTCGACCGCCCAGGCGAGCACCCGGTCGTGGACCAGCGGCAGGGCGACGTCGGCTAGCACGTGGATCTCCACCGGATCGGCCGGGCCGCGGTTCACCGCCCGCGCCCGCCCGATCGCCTGGATCAGCTCGTCGTCGCAGATCGCCGCCCGGATCGTCTCGGCGAAGGCGTCCTCGTGCCGGTAGACGCGCACGGCCGCCGTCCCGCCGTCGCGCAGCAGAACGCCCTGCAGGGTCGGCGCGTAGCAGCCCGCCGGCTCCACGCCGAAGAACGCCGCCGCGCGTCGCCGCACCTCCGCCTCGGGCGGCAGCGGCCGGCCGACCACGACCAGCAGGGCGACGTCGCGCCATGCGTCGAGCCCCGCCACCGCGTTGAAATGCGCCGTCTCGACGCCGGGGATCTCCGCGAAGGCCCGCTCGCAATCGGCGTAGGTGACCACGAGGGTCCGCCGCCCCGGGAAGCGCGCCGCATGCCAACGCACGTAGGTCGCCGCCTCCTCCAGGCGGTTCTGCCGCCGCATCCGCTCCGCCGCGCCGAACGCGCCCGTGGGGCAGATGCGCCGCTTGCCGAACGGCCCCGCGACGAGCCGCAGCCGGGCGTGGGGCGTGTCGGCCTCGATGGTCGTCGTCTCCAGCCGCGGCAGAATGGTCCGCGCGAGCTCAGGGCGCAGCGTCGCGTCGAGATGCAGGACGGGCCGCCCGGTCAGCGCGGGATGGAGCGGCTTCACGCCGAGGACGGCGACGACCGGACCGCCTTCGATGTCGGCGGGCTCGACGCGGAGGCGTCCGTCCGTCTCGAGCTCTCCCGCGAGCAGACGCGCCATCGCGCGCCAGATCGCCGCCCGGGCCAGCGCATCGGCGTTGAGCGCGGCCTGCCGGAGCGCCGTCGCGCGCGCCGCCGGCGGCTGGCCCGGCGCGAAGCCGGGATCGT